GTTTCACGAATTGCTTTACGTTCAATTCGATTATTGTAAATGCTTTTTAGCGCTTCAATAATTAGTTCAACTGCCCTTGTTGAATAGCTGTGTGCTGTTAGTATTGCTTGTGTCATGTTCGACCTCGTTAAATTTTCCAATTGTAATTTTACGAGGACGCTGATCTTCTGGGATAACATATTGCAATTCAATTGCCAAAATGCCATCTTGAATATCTGCTCCGTTTACGTGTACGTGTTCGGACAGCCTAAAGGTACGCTTAAATTTCTTTGTCGAAATGCCACGATGGATAAACTCTCTACCTTTAGAGACGTGCTCTCCCTTTACTGTCAAAGTCCTATCTTTAACTTCGATATTAATTTCATCTTTTGTAAACCCAGCAATAGCCAATTCAATCAGATAATCTGTCTCTGTGGCTCTAATAATATTGTGAGGGGGATAGTGGTCTTGAGCATGTTTTGCAGTGAACTCTAGTTCATTAAAAAGATGATCGAAACCCACAAAAGATGACCGCGGGAAAAGTGTTTGTAAGCCTGTCATTGTTATCTCCTTTTGAGCAAGCAAGATTAGTATGGGCCAGAACATTCTGCACCCGTAGTATTTATATAGTAGTTGCTATGTCAAATGTACATAGCCGCTATTCATTTTTTACGTCTTTTTCCGTAACCTAGTCTATTCATAATAACCATGCGTTCATCATGCGTATATTTTATCCAGCAAGTTATTTCTTCACTGGTTCGCTTACATGCAATGCAAATCCCGGTGTCAGGGTCTAAAGTGCAGATCCCAACACAAGGAGTTACATAGAGACTTTCGGTCATTTATTACTTATTTCCGATATTATATTTAGGACAAAGCTCCCATTGATCTTTCTCTTTAAACGGAATAATCTTTATTTGTCTTAACGGGGCTAGTAGTTTAGCTTCTTCCGTATTCTGAATCTCAACTAATCCCCAATCAGACATTAGCGTCGTAATAGTATTTCTACGAGCTACGTCATTTTCTTCGAGATTAGCTTTCTTACCATCAAGTAAGAATAATTCTTTAAAATGTACAATAAAATATCTGCCTTGCTTATGTAATATATGGCAAGATTGAAATAATTTTTTATCTTTTCGGGATGCGACACCTATGCGTGTCAGCGTTTCACGAACCTTTAAGAAATCATCCGGCTCGCGTAGAGTTATTTCCAGCATTGTAGCTGGAGACCACTCAACTATTGTTGTTTCTTCCACCTTTATTCACCTTCTTCTTTAACCCATTTATTTGTTCGGGTGACAGAAGCGGTAATATTTGACGAGCTTTTTCATTACTATAGCCATAATATTTTTTAACCACTTCGACGTCACTCTCAATTTGAGGCTTTATCCATTTAGAAAAGCGTTTGCGCTTTCTAACCATATTTATAAGAAAGTCGAATTGTAGTTTATTATCAAGGTGGTGATAACGATTCATCTCATTAGCTAGTATAGCTGTGTCATTAAAATAAGAAAGCGATCGGTTGACCATAAAACTGTTATAAGCTTTTTCTGTTATGTCATCTGTTATAACATTTTTTTTACTAGTATTAATAGAATTTAAATAATCAAACGGGTTCATAACTGTCCTTCAACTCCACTGTCTATTCCAGGCCATTCGTCTACAAACAATCTTTTGATTCCTTCTAAAAGTTCGAATGTTTCTTCAGGACCAGATACATGGAAGCATCGATGAGGAAAAGATTGTATTTGTTTAGCAAATGGAAAATCATTGCCACCTTCTTGAGTATCATCACCAAAGAAGATAATACTATTATACACTTCTTGCAAGGGTTTGTACACCTGTCCTTTATCTCTTCCTTCTTCACATACGTCAATGCCAGTCTCACCAGCTATTTGAGCAGAGTATGAGTGAAATACTTCGTTAAAGTCTCTTGCTAATTGTTCTCTTTCGTTAGTTTTCTCATCATATTTAATATATTGCTGCCGCTGTTTCTTAGTACATCCTCGGCCAATGATTGAGAAGTTCATCATACCCGGCCGTAAGTCTATATGCTTTTTACCTGTACGAACTGGAAATGGACTTTCAGCTAGTCGTTGCTTACACCACTGTACCATCACCTTCGACATTGTAAATTCAGGTACAGACTTAACTAACTCATCATTTACCCACAACTCATTGCCAGCACACTGATAGCTACCTTTTGCAACTTTGGTTAGATCACCCAACTGTTCTTTAGTCTTAGCAAAGTCTGATCCAGTGAGAAAGTAAATGTCGACCTTCTTAGAAAGTTCCATCAGTATTTCTGCATAAGCAGGATCTATATTATCTCTACTAGGAGTAATAGTTCCATCAACATCGAACACAAGACAGTTATCTTTCTTGGTTGCTGCTACCGCGTCTTTTATACGTTGACCTAAATTTTCACCCGTTAGTTTTTTAGTATCAATGTCTTTATTAATCCATATGTCATGCCCAGGCACTCTCCAATATAACATAGGAACGGCTTTATGACCTTTCTTTTTTAGAAAGGCTTTAGCTTCTGGATCTTTAGTGATATCAACTGATTGAAAGTCTTCGGCGCCATCCATCTTACTGAGCATGCGCTTCATAATCTCACAAAAGTGACACCGCGGTTGAGTATATAGTATTAACATTAATTAAACTCTACGTTTGCCATTATCTCTGTCATACAAGCCACAACATTTAATTCATGATCAGCAACGAATGCATGCTTGTATTGATAGTCTGCTAATATAAGAACAAGTTGTGGTATTGATCTGCTAGCAACTACTTCTGCCATATTATCATATAATCCACGGAAGATAGATGAGGCGTCTACGTCCATATTATTGGCCACCCAGTGCCTCATTTTCTTAAAGTCTTTTTCTTTTAGATGCTTGGAGAGAGCACTAATGGAAGCAAGGCCATTACTATTATCATTACCATTAATGCCGCTATCACTAAACCCACCTCTTTGTCCTTCATTTAACACCCTCCTCCAATCTGGTGCATATTTCATTACAAGATTTGCCGCTGCGTTTTTTTCAAACGGAATGTTTTCTTGACCTAGTATATATATAAATCGTTTAAAAAATTGTGCTGCTAGCTCGGCCATTTCTTTCTTCGAAGTATTAAATTCGTATACACCACAACGAGAATGAAGTGGTTCGATAATACGGTTTTTAAAATTACAAGTAAGAATAAACCGGCAATTATTGCTAAACTCTTCAATGAATCCGCGAAGCGCAGGTTGAGTAGATTGTGGATTAAGATAATCTGCTTCGTCTAAGATAACAACTTTAAATCCTCCTTGTAAAGAAACAGAAGACGCAAATTGTTTTATTTTACCGCGAAGAGTATCTATGTTGCCTTCTTCAGAGCCATTGATTACAATGAAATCTAAACCTAGTTCATTGCATAGCGCTTTAGCAACTGTGGTCTTACCTAAACCGGCAGTACCGGTGAAAAGCATATTAGGCAATTCACCGGTATCCACCATTTTCTGAAACACATCTTTAAGTCGGGGAGGCAAAATTGTTTCAGAAATTGCTTTTGGCCGATATTTTTCGACCCATAAAAATTCGTTTGACATAGTCTTTCCTTCATAATATAATATAGTAACACGGTTCAATAGGAAAGTACATAATTATTTAGTAGCTTGCTCCTGCTGATAGTTCTCTGCCATTTGAATTAATTGTACGCATTGATCGCGGAGCGTACCAATAGTAGAAAGCTCTTCACCTTTAAATCCACCACGCTGGCACATAGTATCAATTACAGCTACCATACTACGAGCAGCACGATTTGATGTTTCATACATTGGCGCATGTTCATCAGTAACTGTTTCTACTGCTTCTTCTTTTTTATCTGACATATTATACTCCGAAGGTTGATGTCTTTTCAAGGGCAATCCAATATTCTATGCCCATTTCTTTGTTAACAAAATGTGAAATTAGTTTGGATGAAATACCAACTTCGTAATCGCCCGGGATCATTTTCAGATTTGCAATATTAAACACGAAGTTAAAGTTATCTCCAGCAAATTCTCCACTCACATCAATAGAGAATGCATTCGATGTAGCGTTTTGACTATCAACAACTGATAGGCTTAGTACGCCGTCATTTCCTGTAATAGAAAGTTCTGAATGTCCAAGTGTTGACGCTGCTCTTTTAATACGACCTAATGTATCGTTATCTAAAATGAATGACACATCAGCCGGTGGCATTTTCACATCTTTAGTGGGAGTTGTCAACATCTCTGGATCAGAGTAAAAGTATTTGACACGAGAACGATTGCTACTATCTGTAACAACTACGTAGTCATTTTCAAATTTAAGTCTTGGTTCTCCGACAAGATTAATAACACCAAGAAACTCATTAAGATCATAGATGCCAAACTCTTGTGGAAAGTCTTCGCCAAGTGTGGCCGAAGATAACACATTACGTGCTTCAGTCATTGTTTTGATTGTATTACCTTGTTGAATTACGATGTTAGGATTTATTGATGCGTAATTCTTCAATACAGAAAGTGTTTCGTCTTTCAGTTCCATTATATACTCCTTGATTATCTATCTATTATACCACATCTTCTAGGACTTGTAAATCTTTTATTTTGCTAAAATTCTTTTCTTTTACAAATTCTATCTTATCTTTAAATTTACCGTCAAGAATATCACCCTTGTGCGATATAATAAACGTATTCGAATTCTCATCAAGAGAATGTAGAATCTTCATTAGGTTCTCAACACCATCATGATCTAAGCTTGAATCAAATGTTTCATCAAGTAAGAGAAGATTTGTCGATATTGAGTTTTTCATTTTAGCAATCATTCTCCAAGTAAAGAGAAGTGCTAAATCGATACGCTGTTTCTCACCTTCTGAAAAAGAGTCATATGAAAACTGATCTCTATGACGTGAGCGAATAGTTTCAGTAAAGCTTTCATCTAAGTCAAAGTGAACGTAAAAATCTAATATTTGAAGATATTTGTTTACTAGTTTATTAATGACAGGAATGTATTGCTTAATGATCTTTGTCTTGATACCGGTGTCTTTAAGCATTTCTGACATAACATTATTATATGCGTATTCATCATTTAACTGAAACTTAGACATGTTAAACTCATTAGCAATATTTTGCATTGCCTCAAGTTCTTCTTTTGCAGATTCAAGATCACCTGTTTGGTTTAATTCTGTCTCCAAATTTCGTATTTCGTTTTGGATCCTGGTGATTGCTTGATTGTTAGAATGAATGTCTGACTGCTTCGATCGCACTCCAGTGAGTTCATCCGTGATCCGGTCAATATTTGTTTGAATATCAGTCGACTTTTCAAAGGCATGGTCCATAGCATCTTTGAGTTCTTTAGCTTTAGCTTTGGAATCCGCCAGCTTCGATGATCTGAGTTCATTACTAATATCTTGGCTGCACGTTGGACACGTCTCGTTATCTTCATAGAATTTTGAGTCTTTAACAACTTGGGACATTTGCTGTCTGAACTGCGCTTGGTATTGGACAATGGATTGCCTTTTGTCATGAACCTTGTTGAGTTCTTCTTCAAGTGGCTTTTGTTTTTCTTCAACTTCTTGTGATAGGTTCGCATTTTCATCCTGTAGATCCTTAACCTCAGTATTTAATTCTTTAATACGAATATCTTTTTTTTCTTTTTCAGAGTTGTTTAACGCTTTAATATCTGAAATATATTTTTTCTGCGTAGTAATTTTATTTGATTCAACATCAAACTTAAAGGACAGATCTTTCATTTTGTCTCTTAATGTAGTAGTCTTTTCTTTTAATAGACTATTCATTTTTGAGAACACATTAATGTCCAGAAGATCTTCGATAACATCTCTCCGGTGCTGCGCGGGGAGCTGCATGAAAGGAACAAACGATGACGAGCCCAGAACAACTATCTGGTGAAAGCTTTTATGATTAAGTTTCAG